ATTTTTAAATGTGCTTGAATAGTCTCCATTTCTAGCCCATTTTTCTTTCTTTTCATCTTCTTCTTTATGTTTTTTAATACGATCATTTAATTGATCACTTATTTCTTTGAGTATAGAAGATTTAAATGATTCATTTATTATAATATTTTGTTCTAAAAAATATTCATCTATATATTCTAAGATTGACTTCATGTTACTGCCTATTATATTTAACAATTTCCACTACTGTATTATTATCAAAATCATCACCTACTTTATAATTATCAGTATTTACATCAGCAACATACTTTTTTTCTGATGTTTTATAAACCATAAAATCTTGTTTTTGCGCAGATGATAATTTTTTAGCACACATGAGAGCTTGCATTAAAGTATCAAATTCACGTGTTGCTGTAGTATTTTTATCTAATTTAAGTTTTTCTATAATATAATTTGTAATTTTTTTCATAATTATTAAATAGTATTAGTATTGTAAAAATATCCGGCGCCATGATTTGATTTAATCCATTCGCCGATTTGTTGCATTTCTTCATTTGCCATATCTCTCCAAATTTGATAATTAAGAGTAATACCACCAGGTAACTTGAATTCAAATGTACCCATAATTGTTGCCATACTTCTAAGACCTAAACAAACACAATATCTAAAGAAATAATAATTCTTATATAAATCTTGTATTTTTAATCTTTGAAATACATCAAGTATTAAACTTGATTTTCCAAGAGCACCTTGAATTACCAAATCATTACTGAATTCATTATAATCATATGTAAGAGGAGAATCAAACATATATTTATAAGTATCTAATTCATAAAGAGCAGCCATAACATCAGTAAGATTATAACCAGTTCCAGATCCAAAAACATCTGAAAGATTACCACCAACACCAGATGCTAATGCAGCATTATTTAATATCATTCTTTCTAATGAGAAATCACCCATTACACCATAATTAAAGTAACCAGTTGTTTTATACACACCGACAACAGCAAGAATCTGTGGAGGTAATTTTACTATATTATTAGGACCGCATTTTTGTATTTGTTCATTAGGTAAACAATACCATTTGTGTTGACATGCCTGGTCATCATTTTGCCAAAAATATTGAGCTGCCTGTAAAATAAGTGGTGGAATAGCAGACGCTGGGATAGGTACATTTAATGCACAGCTTTGTGTTAATTCCTGTATTATCCTTTGTATAAAATTATAATCTATCTGGTCTTCGATTTGCTGTTTTTTCTTTAAAAAATCTTCCATAGAGATTTTCTCTTGAGTAGCAGTATCTTGTACCATATTAGTATTGCAATCTTGAGCCATTATAAATTATATATTAATTTAATTAAAAATAAAATATGATTTCTAATGAAAATATAATTCTTTAAATTCTATAATATATAAAAGAAAAAATATATAGGTTTGTGTTGAATGGATGATCTTTATAATTCTTCATACAATGTAGGTAAGTATTTAAAGAATATAAATGATACATTTAAGAATGAAGAAAAAAAGTCATTAACTGATATTCTTACTGATTTTCAGTATATGACTAATGATTTTTCAAAATTAAATGATTATATTGAACAAAATAAAGTTACATATTCTAATTCAAGGTTTGATTTATGTACTTTGGAAGAAAAAAGAAATTTTGTAAATACTCAATTACAATTAATTGAAACTCTTGTTACTGATAAAATTTGGGCAGTTGAAGGTAATGTATGGAACTGGTATGATATATTATCATTGATGTATAATAAAGATTATGCTAATGTTCAGAAAACTGAAAGAAAAGTAATATTTTCAACAGCACAATATAAACGTCCAATCGGGGATCAATCTTATAATCTATGGAATGGACTTCAGATTATAGATATTGATATTAAAAATTCTGATATTGCCAATCCATTAAAAGATATTTTATTTAATGAGCTTAATAAATATCAATGGTTCCTTGGCGTTTGTTTATCAGCATCTAGAAAATCTTTACATGTTTGGACAAAAATAACTCCAATTTCACGTGAATTAAATTCCAGAAGAATAGAATTCAGATGTAATTTCCGCCAAAAATATTCATATATTTATATTATCTTATTAAAATATATGGATAAATTAGGATATACAAAAGATGATATTCTTTCATATCTTGATAATGCTATGGCCAAGCCGCAGCAAGGTGTATTTATTTCAAGTGATCATCCATATTTGAATACTAATTTTATGGATTTACGTCTTGACGTTACATTTGAAGCTGCTATCAATACCGGTATTGAATCAATTAATTGGATTACATATCCTGACCTTAGAGAAATATTTGCAAAACTTGAATGGTTTGATAATGATAAGAAAACAGCAGATAATGTAGATATTGAAAATATAGAAAATATTGATTATCGCAGTGAAAAACATGGTTTACCTATCCACTATCTTTATACGCAAAGATGGCAATTAGCAAATACACTTACACATATTTATGGACCAGATAAAGCATTATCAATATTACTTGAAATTTGTGCAGATGCAAAAAGAACTGAATTACAAGGATATATAAAAACCTCTGCTTTGTATAATAAACCTATTTCAAAATGGGCTATTTATGAATTGAATAATAAACATGGTTTTAAATTAAAACTGAAACAGAATCTTGATGAAATTGATGAGAATATTCAAAAAGCCGATGAAGAAATAAAAAACTCAAAAGCATCAAAGGACCCAATTAAAGTTTTAAATGAGCATACAAATGTTATTAATTTATATATTACCAAGGATCAATATCTTAGTGATATTAAAGATGATATTTTAAAAAATCTTTCTAAGATTACTTTACTTGAAGCCGGTGCTGGTTATGGTAAAACAGAAATGGTTAAAGCATTTAAAGCAAAGACATTATTAATTTTACCATTTACTTCAATCATCAAAAGTAAAATTGAACTTGATGAGAATACTGCTGATTGGAAATATTATTATGGTAACAAGAAACCGACTCTTGAAGAGTTAATGGATCCCAATCAGTCTATGTCAATGACTATTGATAAATTCAGTCATTTGAATCTTATGGAAATAGATCATGCTAATTTTGAATATATAGTTGTTGATGAGAGTCATTTGTTATTTACAAGTTCATATAGAGGCGTAATGAGCCCTACTATTCAGAGACTTGCAAATTGTAAAGCAAAAGTAATAATGATGACAGGTACACCGACTGCAGAAGTATTATTTTTCCCAAAGATAAATCATATTGTTGTAGCTAAAGAAGAAACCAGAATAAAAGAATTTAATACTTATTTTTGCCCGTCAGAATACGAGCAGGTATTTGAAATGGTTGATGCAATGGCAAGAGATATTAAAGATGGTGTTAAGATTCTTTGGCCTACAAATAAAGGTAATACTCATTTTGAGCAAATTATAGCATTATTACAGGATAGACTTAGAAAATATGATTATTTTGACCAAGTAAAAGCATTTTACTATAAAAAGTCAAATTATGGTGATGATTCTATGGATAATATCAATAGAAATAAATCTATTGGTGATAATGATATAATTGGTTGTACTACATATCTTTCTGTGGGTATTGATATATGCGATTCAAAACCCTTCCATATATATTTTGATGAACCTATGATTGCACAGGATATTGAACAGTATGCAAATAGGATTCGTAGAAATGACTTATATATTAAATTATTTTTACCGCTTTCAATTGGAGGAAATTTAATTGATTGGTTTAAAACATCAAGAATGGATTTATCTATTCACGAAACTGAACTTATAAAAGTACGTGATTTAATTAAGACAGCTAATGATATGATAGAAAGAAATCAAGAAGAATCAAAGTTTAATCCGATTATTCTTAGTATGCTATCACAAAATGCATTCTTAAAATATGATGAAATTGATTGTAAATATTATATTGATGAAACTGCTTATAAATTAAATTTCTTTGAGAAGCAATATATAGATTATGGTAAACAGATTATGGTTATAAAATCTGGTATGGATTATTATGGTTATACTACTTCTGAAATTACTTTAAGAAATACAATAACTGATGTTAAGAAACTTGAAATAGATGATCTTAAAGCAAAGGTTAAACATAGAAGATGGGATGAAAATACACAAAATACCAGAAAATTCTTAAGTCATATCACAGATAGTAATATTGATATTTATAAGGAAGTTTTGAAAGGTAATTATAGTATCTTTAAAGATCCTGATGAGAAGTATAAAGAAATACGAGGTGAGAATAATTTGTATGTTGAATCTATTGAAATAATGGAAAAAAATACTCCTATTGTATTATCACTTTATAGATTTTATTCAATTGATACTATTAAAGATATATATGAATTTTGTATAGATAAAAAATCAAACAGATTAAACCATTCTAAACTTGACAGGATTAGAAGACTTGTAAATATTGAATACAACAAAAGATTAAAGAAACTTGATTTTCCTATTCTGAAATATGTAAATGATGCTCAAAAATTTGCAACTGAACATCCTTCTGTTACAAAACAAGAAATAAATATGTTTAATGCAAAATATACTACAAGTTATGCAAACAGTATTGAAGGATTAGTAGTGCGAGATAATGATTATTTAGAAGATATATTTGCGATTGTTCAAGACTTGTGGAAATGTATCATTATTGAAGGTAAACCGAATAAACAAGGAAATATATCTATTACACCGTTTGTACTTACATGGACAAGGAAAGATTTATTAAATGATGTATATGGTGATGAAAATACAAGAGAATTCTTAATTCAATGCCTTGAAGATGAGATGGATAAGAAAATTGAAGAGGAACATCTTATCTTAGAAGATTTACCTGATTTTGAAATAAAAGGTAAGAAAACAATAGAAGATGTTAAACCAGAATTG